CCTTGATAACGAAGACCCGCATCTGCCCCTCATCATACTCCTCTTGAGTCTGATTTAAAGAGATAACCCAGTCTGCTGGTCTAATTTTTCCATAGGAATCACCAAGCTCTGCATCTGTGATGATGTTAACGCGGCGAGCTTGACGATTAGTTTGAGAAGCTGTCCAAACTAGGCATTTATGCTCCACCGCAAGACCCCGAAGCTCTTCAGCGATTCTTTGTTGAGCCTGATATTCAGAGTCGATGATGCGATTGGGACGAAGAAGCTCCAGGTAGTCTACAATAATTAGATCAGGCACAAAGTCCTTGTGAAGGCGTAGCTGCACAAGCAAGGCTCGCAACTGATTCACATTGGAGGCTCCTGTTGGGAACTCCTTAATAATCAATCTACCGTTAGTTTTAGTCTTAACCTCCCTGAGTCGATCCTTAAGCTTCAACTGGGCATGAGGCTTTTTAAGATCAGAGTTGCGAATCTCTGTAAGTACCGAGTCGAAACGTCCTGCAATCTTGTCTTGGCTCATCTCTAAGGAAAGATACAAAACGTTCTTACCCTCGTAAATAGCGTGAGCACCTTGATTAACAAGATACAAAGACTTGCCAACTCCTGGAGGTGCAACAACGATTGCAAGCTCTTTAGCAGCTAACCCACCCTCAAGGTGCCTATCATGCGTAGCAAATACGGTAGAAATTTTTCGCTCGCTGTTATCCTGATAAGACCGTAGAAGTCGAGCTTGAACTTCTTCAAAATAGTCCTGGCCGACATCCACGTTACGATTAACTAATAGAGCATTCTTTACAAGCTCTTCAACTTCAGCAATCTCGCCCTCCTCATTGAGGATCACCATCGCCTTGCGGACAGCAACATCCATGGCCTTCTGGCGAGCAAACTCCTCTACCGTATCTAAAAGGAACTCACGGTCGCCGAGACAGGACTTATCAATTGTATTGATTTCAGCCAGTGTGTTCTCGTAGTCAATTCCAGCCTCTGCTGCTCCAGACACACTAGCATTAATAAAATCTGGTAAGACTGAGTCAGACGGTAGCTTGCGGTACTTGTCGTAGTAGTTCCTTACCCCCAAGAATACATTCTTGTAGGCAGGAAAGTCGAAGTAGTCCGACTTCAACAGTGGTACAATCTCAGAGAAGAACTCAATATCCTTCTTGAGTAGATACAGACAACCCCGCTTGGTGTTGTCGCTAATGTGGTAGGGCATATACTATGATAGGATCGGGGTTTACTTTTTCCTAGCTGCTTTTCCAATAGTACCGTCTTTGGTCAAAACACGGTTGTTGTCTTTAAGTCTCTGAGCCATCTCACTCGCATCATTTTGTTTACGGCGTTTTACAAGACCTTGTTTTTCAAGATTTTTCCAATTGGGCAAGACTCTCTTATAGTGCTGATCTCCAGACTTTACCCTTTCTTTGGATGCGTTGCAAGATTCTTCATAAAACTTTTCGGCTTGTTTTTTATCCATGCCATAGTGATGAAATCTCTGCCTCTCCTTTAAAGCATGGTATGAGTTTCTTCCATGCTTAATGCTAGGAGCACCATCAACTATCCTCTCGCCCATGCCTCCACAGTGACAATCCACCACGTCGGGAGGCATATCACCATACTTAACTTCCTTGTAAAGTTCGTAATCCCTAGGGTCATCCCAATCAGGAAGAGCGTCAATCTCTTCCTGGCTGAGGCTACTGACTAAGACTTGCTCAGTAAATACATCGTCTATTAAAGGAATGTGACGCAGTTCCTCTTTGTCACATTCCTCGCAGTAATAGTTATAGTAAGGCATTAAGCGCCACACTCCCCGCCAATTTTGCAAGCCTCAACAACCATCTCAGCCTCAGCTTGCTCACTTGCAACAAGCTCCTTAGCTTTAGCAATGTTTTCGTCGGTTAGTGGGAGTGCTTTAAGAGGCTCCATACCTTTTGAACCAGCACGATAAACAGTCATGCCCTTAAGGTATGGAGCATACTTCAAAGCCATCTTAGAGACAACTTTATGGTCAGCATCTTCAGGAAGATTAATAGTCTTGCTGATTGCATTATCCACATACTTCTGAATACAGGCTTGAACTGCCATGTGTTGCTCAGGAGTAATATCGTAAGATCCTACGATGTGACGACCATTGCCGCCAGATTCAAGATCTTTTTTGAACAGAGGATCTAGAACCATTTGAGACTTCCAAGTATTTCCCTCACGATAACGGCGGTCATACATAGGAGCAAAGATAGGCTCAATACCCGTAGATGCACCGTGAATCATGCCGACAGTTCCCGTGGGAGCGGCAGTAAGCATGACTGCATTACGGATACCATGCTCCTTGATGAGCATTCTGATGCGAGCCGGAAGTGTCTTAGCAAACTCTTCATTAAGATACTTCCTGGCGTTGAACTCAGGGAAGGAGCCACGCTCGCGAGCGATGTAAACCGAGGCAAGGTAAGACTCATTGCGAATCGTAGTGTAAAGACGATCAATGAATTCGATGCACTTGTCAGTACCATACTTGATGCCGAGCTTAATCAGCATGTGGTGCAGACCCATCGTGCCAAGGCCAATACGACGCGATCGATCACCCGCAATCTTACACTCCTCAATCGGGTAATGGTTTGCAGTCAGGGTGTTGTCCAGGAATCGAATGCCAGTGCGAATAGTTCTAGCAAGTCGGTTCCAATCTAAATCACTAGCATCCTCGTTTACCATGTTAGAAAGGTTAACGTGACCCAGACAGCAGTTAGCATACGAGTCCAAGGGAATCTCACCACAAGGGTTGGTGGCATTCATGCGAAGGAAGTATGACATGTTGGTGTATCGATTGGTCAGCGACAGGTTGAAAATACCCGGCTCACCAGACTTGACCGCATTTTCCCACAAACGATTCCACAGATCAATGGCCTTGAACTGAACTTCCTGAACATCTTCAAACTGATCGTCCCAACCGCGAAGATGGTGTTGCTTTGCACGGCCCAGGGCATCCTCTTCTGACAATCCAACAATGTTGATAACTTCACTGTGGCCGTCGCTAGAGATTCTATTTGCTGAGTAGACCTTGTAGTCTCTGTTGCCAAACTTGAACTGCCAGTTGTCGTCATTCTCACAAGCTTCAATAAACTTATCAGTAATTGCAACTGAGATGTTGAAGTTCGTTAGCTGAGAAAGATCCAGCTTAATATGCAAAAAGTCCAGTAGATCAGGGTGAT